TCCCTTCGCCAAGGTGCATAGCCTGCTCTGCCTTGACTATTTGACAACGAGAACGTTGCACTTGACTTGACAATTCGCGGTCAAATGGGCTGACAAATCTATTATAGTTCTTTTATTTAACAAATGCAAAAACACCAAGTCCTGCTGCTAAAACAGCATATATCCGGCGCTGTTTTTTTAGTCTTCTATTCGTTTTCTCCAGCGAATCTATCTCCTCTCTCAACGTCTTTATAAATGCTTTCTGCGTCGCTAAGTAGTTCTTGGCAGCGGTTAAGTCTTGATTGGCACTCGTCAACAATTCCTGTGTTTGATACAGCTCCTCTTTGCAGCTCTTGAGCTCGTCCGACAGCACGTTCAAGCTTTCCGTTTGTTCGGCTGAGTTTTGCTTGAGCTGTTGCAATCTTATCTGTAGCATGCTGCACTGTAGCTGTAGCTCCATCGTTATACTCTTCAACGTGTTGTATTGTTGCACCGTCATGCTGATGGATTGTGCTGGATACGTGGAAGAGATAAACTCCGCCGCAGATGCAGAGTGCGGTAAAAATGATAAACAAATAAGCAAAACGCTTATAAATAAAATCTTTAATTTTTTGCACATTTAAGCTCCTTTTTTACATAAAAATACCGATTCCCTCAAAAACGCACTTAATAGACCAATAGACGTATTTTAACGTTTTTATGGCAAATGTATCACGGTACACAATTAAAACACGTCTATTGCCTATGATTTTTTAACAACTTTTAGTGATTTTGATAAAAAATTGCATTTCCCCTTATAGTTCGTCCGCCCTCGTCGTACTCTCCGTCATTGCTCAAGAATTGCAAGTCCCATCGGCAATCAGAATCACCTGAATATAATCCGTATCCGTCAATATCCGCAGCTTCTCCGTGTGTCATGACATAGTCTTTGGTAATTGGAAATTCGAATTCATCAGACAAGATAGATATCACTTGAGCAAGTGAATTCATCTGTTCATTGGTCGGTGGATAATCTCCTAAATTACAACCGCCATTGGCATATGCTACAGCATCTTTACAGCAACACAATGTAATAGCTATGCTCCCTGTATTTCTCATATAGGTTGCGTGATTCGGACGTTCTGTAATGTCACGAGTCAATATAATATCTCCATCGCCAGTGATATTAAAATGGTAATCCTTAAAAGTCGTATCATAATCACCAGCCGTTACGTGGAGATAAACCATCGGTAATCCGTATGAATCAACGAATTCTTGCTTATTCTCTTTAACATATTGTTTAAACGCTTGTATGTTCATAATCTTCTTTTTCCTTTCAAAACTTCCACTAAGTCATATACCATTGCCACTCCTGCCTCATCTAGGTTTTCCACAACGGACAACATTTCAGTTGTTGCTAAATAACCTAAAGCGGTTGTAACCATCATTGGTTTAGTTCCGCTTTTAACTAAAATAGTATCTACAATAAATGCCCCAAATACTGCTATAAAATAAGTAAGCATCTTACTAACAAAATGCTTACGCATCATGTAAGAGTTGATGTATCCTGCTTTTCTAGCAATATTCATCGATTTCACACAATCTAAAAGCGATGATTCTTTACCCTCGCTATCTAGATACTTTTTGGTGAGTGCTATCCAACGTGTATATAAATCAAGACAAACCACGATAGAAAACAAAGCACACAACATACTATGGTAAACAAGCATTATTACAACTCCAGATCCGATAATCTTAAGTATAAAATTATCCATTAAAGAATTGAAATTCTTCTGTATCTCATTAAAAATCATATTCCACATTATGTTTTATCCGCCTTTTCTGTAATAATAGGTTTGCTGCGAATACATTTTTTATTAGTGCATAATCCTGTTTTAGGGTCTTCTTTACGATGACAAATAAAGCAGCGTTTAATCATTTGTTAATTCTCCTCTCTTTTTCTTATACTCATTTACCAGTTCTTCTCGTTCTTCTTTGAGCTCGTCCAGTAAATCATTGTCGCCAACAGCTAGTGTACGAGCCATTTCAGACTCTACCGCTTTTATTTTTTCTCTGTACTCTAAATCTATATTTTGCAACAAGTCTTCCTTATCTTCTTCCGGCTTTATAAATTTTCCGTTTTTATAAATAAGTCCGTTTTGGATTGCATCTTCTCCTTGAGTGGCATCTACTTCGACAAGTGTGTATCCTGTTATAATCCCTATAGATTCTAAATAAGGAAATACTCTTCCGTTGTTTTTGCAAATCAATACCTTCATGCTTTCCACCCCCAAATATCCCCGGTATATACATTCGTCCAATTAACTTTTAACACAGTTGTAGTTGAGTTTGACGATAATAAATTATAGCTTCCCCCTGAATGTGCAAAGTGAAAAGACTTTCCTTTTTCCTTTGTACACAACAACATGGATTGATAAAAGAAATGTACATCGACTAAACAATAAGCATACTCACCGTTCCCATCTCCATTTTTTATTTGCACAACGAGCTTATCAAAATTAGTAAAAGGTTGCCTTAGCACTATGTCTTCTTTCCATGCGCCATTGGGGCTTACAGTTTCTTTGTCAAACAATTTAGTACAATTAGCTAAATTAAACCGTTTAGTATTAAGTTCGAGTTCTACGTCAATCTCACTTGCACTGCCATCAAAGGCACAGGATCCTTTTGTTGCTCCTTTAAAGTTTAAATTTACCGGCGTCTTTAATCTCTTTGCACTATCTGCTACACCCTCTAGATTGCCTATAAATTTAGGCGCTGTGATATTACCTATCGCTGTATCGCCTTTTTTTAATAGGTATTTTTGCAACTTTTCATTGATTTCATTTTTTAACGTCTCGATATCTAAAGGAGTGCCGCCACTACTCACGCTGGCAACTGCCTTTTTAACGTACTCCACATTAGCTATTGTGTGTGCAGGACTGCTTTCAGTTGCCGTTTTTACATTAGTATCCCCTGTTACCGTAAGTGATGCTAATCCATCATTTTGCAAGTCGGATAATTTTTTCGGAATTTTAACTGACGAATACTTTTCGTTTAACTGTTGCAAGGATTGCTGCAATTCTCGTACGGTTTCTGTTTTTACAGTGTCAGTCGGGATACTTGCTTGTAATCGTTGTAATTCTCGCTTTAGCTCATTTATCACTTCGGATTTTACTACGTCCGTTGGAATTTTATTTTCCAACGCCTTTATTTGCCGTTCGAGTTCGGTTTTAAGTGTCTGTAACCCCTCTGTACTAGCCCCGCCGGAACCGCTTCCGCCGTTTGATTCGATATTATCAATTAACTCTTTAAGTGCTTCTAGGTTGTTATTAATGTAGTCTAAAATCCCATCATTATTTTTTGTACAAAAGGGCGTATGTTTTCCATACGCCCCCGCTTGAGTTATATTGTCGTGTTCATCCCTAATTTCCGGTTTTTGATACACCGTTTGTTTCATTATTCATCACCTCGATTCTAATATCCCGTCACGTCTAAAAGTAGACAGCCGCTAATGGGAAAAGTAAAATCATACAAATTTATAGCAAAACCAGGTATAAAACTTTTATCTAAGGTAAATACTACTCCGCCTTTTTCTTGATATAAGGCGCCCACTAAGGCTCGTAATTCTGCTGATTGCCCGTTGTTTGTATAATTTGGGAGATTCATAGAGGTTTCCACAACGGCATACGTCTTTTTGCCTAGAGGATAAACCGTTTCGGGGTCGGATAAGCTAAAGGGGCTATAGGTAACCATTTCGAGGACTTTCATATATGCTTTATTACTGTCATAAATACACTTCCCTGTTTTATCAAATAGTTGTAATCCTTGCCCTTTAGATTTCGCACTTTTTTTATCGTCCTTACCAAAAATAAACAGTCGTAATTCTCCTGCTTCCGCTTTTTCGTTTGTGTTGTTTTTGTATACGTTGTACGCATAAACAGCTCTTCGAGGGTTGTCAGCCCCTGAATAACAAAACAAGTTTGGCGCATTAAAGGTATTCGCCGCATAAGGCATATCCATTTTACGCGGGCGGGAGTTTATCTCACGAGCAACTAATATCTCGTCATCTTTAAGGTCTACATACTTGTATATAGTCACGGCGTCATTGTCATGCCACGGGGCAGATGTATGCAACAGATGCATATCCTTAAACTTTATGACACGCTTTAAAACTAAGTTTTCATAATTCGTATCGACGACGACATCCCCCTCGTTTGTAACGGCTTTAAATCCTGTATTTTCCATAGTTCCTCCTTAAAAAACCCCATAAATCAAAGTTAGGCCTGTTCTAAATTTGCCTGACTCGCCATCTTTGTACTTCCAGACAATATCGTTACCTTCTTGTGTTATTTTAGGCAAAAAAGTTTCCTTGTTATAGGAGGTCATGCCGTAACAGGCTTTGTAGTCGTTTAGTTTTGCTACAGTGAACCAAAGTGTACCGCCTGCTATACGCGCATCGGTTAATCTGCCATTAGTTTTGGGAATATCAACAGTACCCAAAATTTTAGTCAAGTGCGTTGTTAAATCGAGTACAATCTCTCCATTTTCATCAAATATCTGCAATCCGTTTTTAATAACCATAAATCCCTTTCTTTTTAAACCACCTTCATACCAATACACCTCATTGTTTAAGTTTGTTTTAACTTCTAGAACCCGCAAGGGCTCGTCGTGGACATCATTTTTTACCGGCTCTGTGCTGTTTTCTTTACCGCGTTTGATTACAATGACAGCTGCTAGGATAGTCACAATTATCAAAACATATAAATTATTCATCCCACACCCCCAATTTAACTCTTAATACGTTATTATCGTCGTAAACTTCTATAAGATTATTCCTTAGCGCCAATCGAGCACCTTCAGAATTTCCAACGAGCATTTTATCCGCCGTAACAGCGCCGGCTTGTATCATCCCCCGTGTTATGACATTGTTGTCAAACAGTGTGTCTCCGGTGATATGGATTTTACTTCCATCAATTAATACTCCGTTTTCGGATATATTAATCTGATTGATGACATCACCTTTTTTAACTCTTAGGTTGATATCATTAGATAACTGTGAGATAGCACTATAGTTTTTAGCTTTCTTGGGGTCGTTAAGGTTTTCAGTAACTACCCTTACCATCTCTTGAGCGGTTTCGCCTGCTTCAAGCTTTTCTTTGACCTTGCTATTAATGTGTTCAAGGCTTATAGCTTCTTTTTTGAGCATATCGCCGTCAATTTCGACCTTGACGGTTACCAGCTTAGCTTCACTCTTCTCGCCCTCTCCAAACAAATCATAATAAGCTATTCTAACGCCGTATATCCCCGCACCACATGTATAGGAGAGTACGTTGTTAGGTGTCCGGATAGCATCCTTATTGTCTATATACACTGACATACCAATGCAGCCGTTCGGAATGCTGCCCGCTGTAACGCCAAACCCGCCAAGCGTTGCAGTTAATATAGGGGCTTTAGGTCGTGGCGGTATCGGCTTATTGTAATTAATCGTTGCGGGCAAACTGTACTTACCGAGTGCGTTCTTGGCAAATAAGTATATTTTACCGCTGCGATTTACTAAATTCACATTAGCTTTTACGCTGTTAGTTCTCGCCAGTAAATTACTATTCTCAACACCGGTATTAGGATCTAGTCGTATCTCATAAAAAGCAACATCCGTATTAGTGACCTCGTTCCAAGTCAGTTCTGCCGATTGTCCAAATGCTATAGTCAGACCGTCCGGAGTATTGGGTATAGTAGTTTTTAACGCTACTAATATCTCTGTTTGAGGAGATGTGTCCGAAGTATTCATTTCGCCGAACTGGTCAACTGTGCAAACTGCTATTTTATACTTATCCCCGACCACAGCTTGTGGGATGACAACTTGTGTTACTCCACTTCCGCCAAATATCCATTCGCCGGAAAACCCAATATCATTCGCCTTGACCCCTTCAGAGATTGCCTTATTAAGCGCAAAAGCTTGTTGATGATTGGTTTTATACCAAACCTGACACTCTTTGTAGGACGTGCTATTCGGCTTATCCCAACCCACAACAATGTCATATCGTGACACCCCATCTTTTTGCTGACGGTAACGGTTATAAGCTACCACATTACTTACATTAGGGATATAGTACCTCTGTATCTTGTACTTAACCGGCTCAACGGCAGCAATATCTTGTTCGTTCGCGCCAAATACGTTATATGAACAAAACTTAAGATATACCGTTTTACCGATATCCTCTTTAAGATACGGCACTTTGAGTAACGTATCGTCGAGTCTAGCAAATCTCGCCCCGGTATTATGTTTAACTGCTGTCGTGTTGTATTGTCCACGAATAAGCCCATCGAGCTTATAATCGCCATTTGAAAGCATGGTAGCGGTCTGATAGGATATGCATTCCCCATCGAGCCAACAAAGTGTATTACCACGTTCAGCATCCTGCTTAGTGCCGCTAAGGAATGTACCGTTAGATTTAACAGTGATAGACGTATCCGTCTCCCCAACCGCGACGGTTAAAACGCCTAAACGAGCCGTGTTCGAAATTTGACCAAGTCGTCTATAATTCGTGTTGTCGTCCGATACATAAACGGTGCATCCTCCCCAACCGTCAGTTTTGCCTTTGGCGCCTACCCACAGTTCAAACCCCGTGTTGGTTAAATCTGCCGGGGGCTGTACTATAACCGGAGTATCCGTATCCGGTGGTTGTATATTGTAGTCTACAAAAGGTCTATCCACTTCATGCACGTTAAACTTTGCAGGAGTTAAGGTCATCGGCGGACGGCTTACCGCTGTGATAGTAAGGAGTCCGTGTTCGTCCTCTTTTATACCATTAATGACGACAAGCTCGTTCTCAATCCCGCAAGCCTTATCTGTAAGAGTTACCAAATCTCCAACTTCTAACCTACAAAAAGCCCAATCGAGTTTAAAAGTATAGCGATTGCGACCGTACTTAACACGTCTAGCCCACATTTCTGCCACTTTGACAGCACGTGCCTTAGTGTAAAAGTAATGCGCTTTTAAGCTACTCGCCTGTCTTACGCCAAAATTTTTAATGTCTTCCGTAAGTGCGTAAGACACCGTCTCCCTTTCGTAAGAATTGGCTCGATTAATAAATTCGACTGGAAACTGATTATAGACTTCCGAACTGTCCTTACGTTCGTATATAACTAACGCTCCGTTTGATTGCTCTAGGAAGTCATCCGCTGATAAGTTATACATAATGGTCGTGTTAGGTTTCCAAGATCCTACAGGTCTATCCTCTAGCGGAACAATCTTAAACCGATTGTTTGACCAAAACATATAGGAGTTAGTCAGACTCATGATATCGTTTATAATCTCATGAGCACTTTTAGCTCCAAGGTCACCCGCCGGAGTAGATATAAGTAAATCAGATTCTCTGCAATACTTTCGATAATTCTCAAGACCGTCTATATGTACATTTCCAAGCCCTACTTTATCTAGTACGTAGCGTACGTAATCGGCCGGATTAACGTCCACACCATCACCCGTGTTAAGTAATTTACCTTTTACCTCAAAGGTGTAATTAGGAAAAGCCGCCGACTCGCCAAGCTCAATGACACCCGCCATATAAGCAAGGCCGCTATAAGGTAGCGCTTTTTCGGGGTGCTTACCTTGTACATACGCCCATGGAGCTTGATTCTCCTCACCTTTAAAAAGCGACAATCCAATGACCTCGTTCGGATAATCAAAAACGTTCTTACCAATCCAAACCCGACCAATACCGCTAATCGGCCCCTCACAAAGGCCAAGAATCGCGGCCACCGTATACGTATAAGTGATGTTTACTATCTTGTGGCGCCCGCCTTTACCCGCTCTATGAGTTTCTCGGTGTTCGTGAGCAGTAAAATCGTCATAGTAAAGTACGTTCCCTCCAACACGAGTGGTACCTAAAATTTCAGGGACTGCTGACCCATACTCGGCAGTCGCGACAGTAAAGTCGGCTATCTTATCCGCTCTGTTGGTCGTTGTGCGACTTCTAAAAATGTTAAAAAGACCCATTTACCTTCTCCTTTTTAAATCGATAAATCCCACGTAAACGGCTCCTGCCTTTGGCGTCCTTAAACTGCACCTCGTTTATATTGCTTAAAATAACGCCCTGATTCACCACTGCATGGCATATAATTCCATTGCCAATATAAATACCGCCGTGCGATACACAGCGGCCATATTGGTAAAGTAGGAAATCCCCCACCTCCAGAGTTTGGACTTCCTCACAATATTGAGTTACATAATGTTTAAACCACTCCTCTGCATGGCTTAAATGCCACATATTGGAGTAAGGTCTAATGGGTATGGAGTCTTGTCCAACGAGTCCCGCATCTTCGATTGATGCAATTAAAAGCATCCCACAATCAACGCCACGTCCTCGGACTTTTGCCATGTTAACATGAGGCGTCCCGAGCCATTTAAGCGCTGCAGTAGCTATCTTTTGACCATCTATCATAAAAGCACCTCCTTTAAGGGTATAAACGGCGCAACAAGAGTCGTCTTGTCCGTTTCGGCGGAAGATACGATTGTATCTCCGGATACAGAATAAGTACCTTGAGGGTAATACTTCCTTATCGGAAAATCCATATGCAGCCCTTGAGTCGCCGCTTTAACCGTAAGTTCAATCTTAATTCCTCCGGCGCTTTTAACCTCAACGTTGCCCCCGAATAAATCAATAACGCCAATAATACTGTTATTTAAATCAAAAAAAGCACGAGATAGATAAAGTCTAGCTCTATCTAAAGTACCGTCATGCGCTGCCTTAATAAAAGCTTTTGATTCTAACACATCCATAGTTGATACGTAGCAAGTAACCGTTAAACTGTCTACCGCCACCTTGTCATCAATTGATATGTTCCTGCGCTTTAAGATCATAGCGTTGTGCAGATATGTCTTACTATTATGCAATACATCGATATCAAAGTCAGCATAGTAGTACTCCGCGCCATTAGCCAACACTAATCTATATAAGTCGCAGGATACTATGTTTTTCACTTCGTTTAAATGCTTTTCTAAACTATTAGTAACTTCTTTCATTCCACACTCACCAACTTTATAGTCTGCGTTTTGGCCAGGTTCGCGTTAAGTTGCTCTACTGCTATAGAGTCTGTCTGTAACAATACCTTCCACCAATAATCGTAAGTCGCAGTAACAACAGCACCTCCGGGGGGCGAGGTGTTGAATCGAATACGTCCGTTAGATACGGTATAAACATTCTCCGCTTGCTTTTGTCCATCAATAAACACTGTTACTTTTTCAATGTAGCTCACTGGTTGTGCGTACCCCCCGATACGCATAACCGCTTGATAGATTCCAGGAGTAATCATCGGAAGCTGCGCTTTATACTCATGGTGGTGTTCATGATCCCACCATAAGAAAGGAGTAAAGGCTCCTCGGCCAAGGGCTACAAAGCCCAACAGCTCGTTTTGCTCCTTATTTGTAAGCGCCGGAATTTTACACGAAATAAGCCATTGAGGATAAATCCGATTAGTGAGTGTGCGCACCTTACCACTTCCGGATGTTTGTATGGCAGTCCCCCACTTTTGAGTTTTAGTGGACGAATAAGCTATCTTAAACCTTGGAAACTTACGAAGCTCTACCATAATCCGCTCCCTCCTTTAAAATCTCTTGCATCTTCATGAAGTACCTGTCTAAGTGCTCTATTACCACCACGGTAGCGTAAGAGGTCTATAAACGACTGTGAGTCTACCGCGTTTATGTAAATCGGACCTCCTGAACCTCCGTCTGCGTTATTAGCGACCCCTTCACCGATAGCGTGGAAAGTCTTTTCGTTAAACGGAACAACCGCTTCCTTGTACTTCCCCTCGCCAATAAGCCCGAGTGTCGGACGGTCAATCAGCCCACCATTAGCAAAAGCCGGTATATTGATTGCCGTCGCCGCTATATAAGCGGATTTACCTGCAACTGCACTAGCCCCCCACGACGCTAGCGATTCTTGCAAGGCCAGTTCACGCATAATGGGCAGCCTAGATGCGGCAAACGCATTAGCGGAAGCCGCCTCTTTAGCCCTGAGCTTATCACCAAACAAAGACTGTTTAAGTCTTGCTGATATCCAGTTAGCTATGTAATCACTAACAGTTTTTAATAATGTCTGTCCAAGTTTTGCAAAAGCATCTTGTACAGACATAGTGCCTTGTAGCAATCCGCTAATGCTGTTTGACAAACTATCAACCCCTTGCTTTTGCATCTGAAACAGCATTTCTTCGGTGTTAAAATACGAATCCATAACTGCCTGTTGGTACTCTTCCAGCATTGCTTTTTTAAGCTCATAAGACTCTGATAAGGCGATATACTCACTATCAAGCAAGTTCTGCAGACTCTCAAAGTTCTGCGTACGCATAGCCTCGTTTATCTCCCACTCTCGCTCAGTTTGCGTGAGAGCGTTAAGCTCAAGTGCTTTATTAAGCTTCTCGCGTTCGGCTAGGATCTGTTCACTTGCGTTCTTCTCAAAGGATATACGGTTATCCGCATCAAGTTTATAAGCAACCCCACGTTCGTCAAGGCTCTTGATAAACACCGCTTGCTCCTGCACGGTCATATCCGCATACTCTTTAGATAATGCTGCCCATTTACTACGAATTTCGTCAATTGCCGTTTCGTAAGAGTTGACAAGCTTAGCTGTCGGCGAGGCTTCCCCTGTCGAATCCCGTGCAGCCAAAGAAAACTTATAAGCGTTTGCTAGACTTTGTACTTTTGATTTAAGTTCTTGTACCTTACTAGCTTCTTCCGCCAATGCTTGTTCTCTCTTTTTAGAGTAGAGTTCTAAAATCATCTGCCGGTCTTCTTCATAGTTAACGTTGCTTGCCTTTGACTTCTCTAGCTCTTCAAGCTCTTTATCTCTCCAGCGTTCCGCAAGCTCCGATTTGGTCTTAAAAACATTAATCCACTCGTCTTTTAAAGCCTCGTGTAAACGTTTAGCCTCTTCAACAGCTTTATCAGTTCCGCCTTTACCTCCACGACCTCCAGCAGATTCGCCACCTCCGGCGCCGCCCATATCAGGAACGCCTCCGGACATCCCACTTGTTATAGTGTTTGCGATTTCGGACGTGGTATTAATAAAGTTTTGCGCGTCCTGTGCATCTATCAAGCTGAGCTCTTTAAGCTGCCCAAAATCGGTTTTAAAAACTTGATTAAGTTTATCACCAACGATGTTTATGCCTTTAATCAGCTTGTTAATTAAGCTTAATACTTGGTTAATGGCCCATGCAGACGTATGCACGATAGAGCTCCACACGTTGTAAACCGTCTCCTTAAAGCCATTAGCAGCTATGCTTGACGCCGCAAAAGCGGTAGCCAGTGCAGCTAAAAGGCCAATAACTACGGCAATGGGATTTAAAGCCATAACGGCGTTTAGGGTTCCTTGTGCCGCAGCAAATATTTTAGCCTTGGCGGTTGCAAGACTGGCCACTACCGACCATGCAGCGATTAAGGCTTTGCCTACTGATATCCGAGAATTAACCACAGCTAAAACCATACTAAAAGCAATCTGCGCCGATGTCCACGCTTTCTGTGCAACAGCTACAGCCGATTGCGTTGCAGCCCACGCCAGACTTAATATGTTAGCTCCTCTTAATCTAGCAATACACACAGCTAGCGCCTCACTAAGTGCATACTGCACAACCACCCATGCGCTTTGTACAGTTATGGCCGCAGCTTGTACCGCTGCCCACGCTTTCTGTGCGACAGCTACCGCCGACTGCACCGCCGCATACGCTCTACTGGCCGCGATCAGAGCAGCAAACCCGCTAGATAACGCTAATGTATAAGTAAGATATCCGGCAATCGCTGCAGTAGCTACTGTCATGACAGTCGGAATTCCAGCAAAAGCTATTTGTATCAACTCAGCTACTCCGGTAACAACACTCCCGACTAAACTAAATGCCCCCGCAATACCTTCAATCGCAACATACGAAACTGCCGCAAAGCCTTGAATTGTGCTGGTCATCAAGCCTATACCAGTCTGAAACTCGCTAGATGTTGTAATTTTGCCAATCACATCCAGCACCGGTTCAAAAGCCTTAGCAGTCGTATTGCCTAAAAGCGTCATAGTATCTTCAAAGGTCATAGGGATTTTAGCAAACTGCTCGTTTGTCTTTTCTGCCGATGATACCATCGCATTCTTAATAACTTCTGCAGTAATAGCGCCTTCCGATGACAACTCTCTAAGCTCACCAATGGTTACGCCCATTTCGTCCGCAATGGCTTGTGCAAGCATTGGCGCGTTCTCCATGATTGACCGAAACTCGTCCCCTTGTAATCGTCCGGATGCCATAGCCTGTGTCAGCTGATACATAGCAGCGGTCTGTTCTTGGATACTCGCTCCGCCAATCTTAAATTGTTTGTTCATTTGTTCAGCAAAGAATATCATCTCGTCATTGCTGTTAAACGCATCTTTAGCTAATATCCCGAGTTTAGACACAGTATCCGCCATGTCATGATAAGAGCCTCTAGCTCGATTAGCAGACGCACTAATTTTATCTAATAACTGTTTATTAGTTTGCGTACCATCATTCATGAGAGCTATACGGCTACTCATCAATGTGTATTGGTCCGAAATCCGGCTTATCTTCTTTGCAGCCACAACGGACGCTGTCGCAACCGCAGCAATTCCCAAAGAAGACATACCGAGTGCCGATGGCATCTTCGCAAAGCCTTTATTAATAATACCTCCAAGCTTTTTACCGAATAGTTGCTCAACCTTTGCACTTATTTTATCGAGAGTACTCTCAACACCTTTAGAATCTCCCACGATATGGACTTTTATCGTACTATCAGCCATCTATATCTCACCTCCTTGCTCTTCCCACTCTTGCATAAACTGCAACTCTTCTCGTTTTCTTTCCGCTTTTGTCTTAGGGTACAAAGCATTCATAATGTCGGTCGCCTTAATTTGGTCTTTTCTTGCGCGCTCCGAGTTTACTAAGAGCGTGAAGAAAAACGTCCAGCGGGAGTCTATCTCTTTTTCTCGTCGTTTATAACCAGCGACCAAGAGATCGAATTCTCGAACAGTTAACCGCTCAAGCTCCCACGGAAGCAAACGTAGTACGCTATATGCTATCGTTTCTGCCCCAACAAGCCATGACGAAAAATAAGGGGTGGCAGCGCCACCCTCTACCCGTTTTTTACTTCTTCCTCAATCCCCTCTTGCTTTTCTTCCGGGAAAAGTTCTTCATACGCTTCACGTCCTAAAAGTCCAGACGCTATGATTGCGTGCATAACAGGCTGTACAAAATCCTCATAACTAAAACCACCGTCATCAAGCAGTTCCTGCATTTTAGCAGCATACCACTGAGCTTTACGAGTTTTTTCGTGTTGTAAACCGATGGAGTATGCAGCGGTAAGTTCGGTTAGTCCGAATCCGTCAGTAATAACTCTTAATATCGGCTTTTTAAGCAAAACTTCTAGCTGCATAATTCTGCCGATAGTAAAATATATAGTCTGATTTTCGCCAAATAAATTACAAGCTATTTTTTTCATTTAATTAACCCCCAGTTTTTAAATCCGATAAAGCGCCGGCACCGTTTAATGTACCTTTGTAAGTAGCCACATCATCGTGCGGTGCATCGATTGACAAGTCTGTAATGGACGCCCATCCGGTTACATAGCTCTTATTCGGGAATTCAAATTTAAGGTGCACTAATTGATCCGCCAAAAATGCAGCATTTAAAATATTCAAACCTTCATCATTTGGCATAATCAACGTATCGAGGTCAATACTCCATTCTTTAAGTCCCTGAAGAGTAGTCTTCCACCCACCGCTATCCTTGTGGCTGGCATCAATAGAATCTGCTTTTCTTGCAAGAGACCCGCCACGCTGTCCGCCAATTTTAGTCCATTTTGCGCCGGCATCCTCATCGGTACCTGTATTTACATAGATAAAATAATTTTTACCCGCAGTTGCAAGCACTGCATCTGCTTTTGGTTTTAACGCTGTTACTTTTGCCATTACCATATACCCCCATTTTCAGAATTTAAATTATAAAGGCGAGCTTTTATGACATATAGTGTGCCAAACAAAGGACGACAACTATCATCACTAGCCCGCTTTTCAGTAACCCATAAATCAAGCACTTGATAAACATCATCATAAACAGCCCACTCATCGTCTAAAGCTCCGACTGTTTGTCTAAACTTAGACAAAGCCTGTTCGATATCTGCCTCAAGTGCTGATAATTTTTTATAACCATTTGTTAAATTATTCGAATCCTCTCGAACCCACGCCTCTAAATAAAACGTGAGTTTTAACTCCTCTGTTACATTCTCCTGACCTCTGTCCTCGTATCCTCGAGATAGAATAACAACGCCAGAATCAATCGATGATTGACTTACCCCGTCGTTGCCTATTTCGACTTGTTTACAGTTAGCGCTAGTTTTAAGGTACGCTTGTAAATGTTTTAAAAATCCAAACCACATAAGCGTCACCCTCTCCTAATTGATACACTTCTGTAAGGCTTAAAAGGTCGATCTTCAGCAACTCCGGCATCGCCTCTTGTTAAGTCAAGAGGAGTGATTGACTTTTCTAGCTCTTTTATACGACTCTCGTAGTAATAAAGCTTTTTACCGTAATAATCCGGAGCGTCTTCGCCCCCTTTAAAAGGGTTTCCGATAGAAAAAGACTTAGAAACACACACTTCTCTGTAAGCGTATGCTTGTAACAGTTTAGCCACAATGAAATTAACCTTTATAGACTCGGCATTAACACCAAGTTTATTAGCAAAAAAGGTGAGCCAGTCTATAGCTTTTTGCATAATCGCCACATCGACGTTAGATGCAAGAAGCTCATCTCCCCCACGTAAACGTACGACTAAGTCCGCTGCCACTAATGCCACTTGCAACCTCCTCTAAACTTTCTTCTGTGTATTTTTTAAAAATACGACTAATACGTTCCTGTTTATTTATAAGCGCATTAAACAAAAACTGGTCTTTGTGCGTTCCCGGATGCTTTACGCTTTTAGCAAACACAAATTTACTGTTCTTAACAAATCGGAGTGATTTTCTTTCTTTTGGAAAAATCGTATGAGGGCGTGTCCCTTCATGGACAAACGCCCCATACTTAGCCTCTCCGGTATTAATAAAAACTGTGCCGACCAATCCTTTATGCTCAAACTTAGACTGCACCGCACGATCTAAAGCACCGGTTCGTGTTTTGTACCGGTGCTTTGTTCTTGCTTCTTCTTGGACTTCAATCGTACTTTCTTTTACTGCCAATCTAAGCTTTTTCGCAAATATGCCAGATGTACTAGCCATATTTACTCTTCAGCCTTTTCAGCGGATTCTGTATCAGCATCTACATCATCAGCCTTTTCAGCGGATTCTGTCTTCTTACCCCGTCTAGTGGTTTTCGGTATTTCTTCCACGGTGTACCCGTGTTCTTTAAACCACTCAAGCAAATGCGCGTCCTCTGTTTCGCCAACGCCTTTCACAAATACAACAGATGCTGACTCGCCGTTATATTGTTTGTTTGGTGCGTAAATTTTAGCCATAGGTTCCTCCTAACTATTTAACCTTAATATTTCTCAGGATAGCTGCTGCCTTAGATGCTTTAAGTGCCACAGCGGAAACCATTTCCACATCACCCTCTTTAACTGCGCCGGCAGTAGTGTAATCCGGTAAATGGATATTAACCGGAGATTGCCCCGCCATAGACACTGCGTGTAAACCATCCAAACCTAAACGCACTGCATATAAGGATGTAGTGTTTTCAGTCTGTTTAATGGGCACTACCTGTTCGTTAGATCCGGACTTAGCACCTAATTTAATAATCGGGATACCGTCATATGCCGGAATAATGCGTCCGAAAGAATCCTTCGTTTCGGTGTACGCTACCGCACGGCGGATAACCGCTCTGAGCTTTGTAAATAAAGCGTCATTAACAAGCAGCGCAGTCGGTGTTCCGTCCATAAGTCCTAAACAGTTGTCAAGTTCATCAAGAAACACCTTATAGTTTTTATCGACAGCTGCAGAATCAGATAAATCGATTACCGCCTTAGGCTTATATTCAGTGTCAGACCCTGTAATAGCTTTTTCTAAACCGTCAAAAGCCTTGCTGTTTGTTCCGGTGTCACCGTTGATAACGGTTTCGTTCCACAAAGCAGATGCAGCTTTAACTTTCTGCTGTACTTGGAATGTTACAGCATTTGCAATACCGCCCATATTAGCGATAACACGGTCAACCTTAAAGGAACCGCCAAAGATGGCGAGGTTTACAACCTTTTGTTCCATGGTAGCTTCTTGTGGGCTGTATTCTTCGTTAATCGCACGGAATCCGGCGGTTGCTTGTGTCTTTACACGGTTATACGCATACGCTAAGGTCGCGCCTCCCCCTGTTGGAGACACAACGTCATCAAACTCCATATTATCCCAAAGATAGTTTGATTTTCTAAATTCATCAATAATCATAGATTGTAAATCGTCTTGTACATTAAGTTTCGCTTGCTCAAGTGTAACTGCCATAGTTTAATAATCTCCTTTAAATAACTAATTTTCGCCAAGTTTTGCGGCGATTACTTCTGCGAGTCCTCCTTTAACAGGAGCTCCCCCGCCGTTTCCTCGATTTCCGCCACTTCCGCCGTTCTGTGTGTTCTTCACAGCCCATGCGTTGCCTTTAAGCCATTCGTTAGTGCCATCTTCGATGGAAACTTTCTCACCTTTGGCGTTTGTAAATTTGTATGATCCATCTTCCTCGACGTTTACAGAGTTAATTAGTATTTTTGAGATTTCAGCAGGATTCACCGCATTACCCTTAGTGAGCGCCGCTATAGTTTGATTTGCAATATCAGTTTTCACACGTTTAGCCTTTTCTTCTTTGCGAGAATTTTCGGCGGTTTCGTACTTTTCCTGCAGTTCATCAAGCTGTTTCTGCATCTTCTCAATTGTCGAAAGGTCTCCTGTACCTTTTTCTTTAAGATCTGTAATTGTTGACTCAAGCTCTTTAACCTTAGACTCGAATTTCTTTTTATCGATTCTTTGAGCTGCCGCTTCGTTATTAAGTCTTGTAATTTCCGCCTTAATAGTTTCGATATAATTCGAGCCTTCCGGGAGCTTCGCCAATGCCTCATACAATGCTGCCATTTCCATAAATATGTACCTCCTGTGTACTAATAAATGGGCTTCTATCCCAACAAAAAAGACCGTTCTTTAACGTCTACCGGCAGGGCTCCAGTCCCTTTAAAGACAATAAAAAAGCACTCAATTATTGAGTGCTAAATTAACTTATTCTGCTGCTTGAATTGATTTTACCTCGTGGTCAAAAATTTCATAATAACGTTTCCCTACTTTTATAGTCACCGAATATTCTCCCGGGAAGTCGTCCTCTTCGTTATCAGCGTCAGATGTAATACCATCAAGAATACCAATCCATTCTTTATCCTCATCGTCGATTAATAATATCTTCTTACCGAAAAGTTCTTCTGCTAAGTTAACATCAATCATGACTTTATCCCCTTTCTAGGCACTACATGAATGCCTTTATTACTAAAATGCACCGTACTAAGGTGCGTTTTTATTTCTTCTCCAGTATTTTTATTAACTAAAACGGCTGTAACCCCAGGGTGACTGATAAGAATACGCTTACTCCACTCGCCTCTCTTTGTTGGTGTCACCTCGCCCTTTTTCACCCACTTCAGCACCTCGCTGATAGGAATATCTGAAGCATTTAGGTAGTAGCTCTTTTTGTTTGCTTCGTTATAGAGTTTATCGCCTTTAATGTGTATCCCTTGTCGAGTAGTAAACTCTCTCGTAAAATATGGCGAATCTATATAATCCCATACACGACTACATAACGATTCTTCGGTTTCTCCATCATGCCGTTTCGCGATATCTTCTATGTTTATACTACCATCCTTTATAAAAGGTTTCAACGAGTCCACTATCGGCTTAAGCCTCCCCTTAAGAAACTTGCCGCTGTACCCTCTCGCTTTCTTAGTCCAGCTTACTCCTGATCTAACCGCTTTTTCGCCGTATATCCCGAGTATGACCTGTCGCGTCAAGGTGCTCTGCGCGTCAAACCACTCTCGCCCACCTCGTTCTATACGAGGTTTAGGCTTTTCAGAAGTGAGTAAGTCCGACCCTTGTATGACAGGGCGCAAGTGACACATACAGTGAGGGTGTACAGGCAATACAGGGACTTTATTTTTTGGAAAAATACCTTTACCCATACCGTATAAATCCGCTTCCGCGTAAAGGTCGCATATATCACAAAAAGGGTGCTTCGATGATAGTGTCCATTTAAATGCGATACAATCATCGTCCTCTGCCCACTGAGCCATAAACCCGTCATGATACGCCCTCGCAAGTTCGGTTCTTGCTATTCGTCTGGCATAATACCTTGTCCGCTCTTGAGTAGCCGTGTGTATCGCTTTATTTAGCAGTCTTTCGTTACCACTTACGACGGCGTCCTTTACCAATTCATAGGCGGCTTTTAAGCCTCCTGCTGTATGTCTTTTTAATCGACTCTCTACAACCGCTAACTGCTTTAAGAGCTCGGTTTTTCCATATTCTTTCAACGGAAAGCAGTCTACAAGCTCCTGCATAAAAGCAGGAATGTTTTCTGTCGGTAATAGCTTCTTTGCGCCATATCCGTCAAAAAGACTAAGTGCTGTCTCCTCAATAGTATCGTTACGCTTAATAGCTTCTTTGATTGCCGTAGCTACTAAGCTAACAACCGCATTGCTGCCTTTTGTAATGCGATTAGAAAGGGTAAAACCATCTCCCGCCCACGCTTTATTAACCGCAGAATGAAACACTGCTACCGGTAGCTTACTCCCGCATCCTCGTGACATCTCCTGTATAGCTTGATTTGTTACTTCATCATGTAAACTCTTCATAATCGGATACTTTTTATAAGCAACCCTCACGGCTCTATTAATTGTATACCCTTTAGCAAGCAGTCTTTTAACCTCTTTTTCAAAAGCGTCGATTGTCTTATTCGTCCTCGTTAGCTTCATTTACCTCGCCGTCCTCGTACACTCCATCACGAGCTTCATTCTGTAAAGCTTCTGCCACCTCTTCTATAATTTGGTCGTAAATCTCCGGCTGCAAATTGGGAAGATATGCTTCGAGTACTTTTTTAAGCACTTCCTGCTTGTACACAGTACTGTTAAAGCCTAGTTCTAATGCTAGTTGCGCATTGGTCAACGAATCAATAACATCGTTAATCTTAAAATCGCGAGGATATTCACAATCATAACCGACTTTCTCGCCTGCCCATAATTCATACAGTTCAACAATAGCTTTATCCGCATTTTCGCACCGTACAGCAAAATCCGCGAGTTTCTTATTCGTCTTTTCAAAGTCCCACTGCTTAGCCACTCCCGACTTTGTAGTATCAGCTTTAACGCCTATTACGGAGTCTAATCCGGACATTCTAAACATTTCTTTGATGATTCTATCCATTTGATTGGTAAGCATATCTGCCGGGTCGGCAGACGGCGCTATAAACCCCGGGGTGTGAGTGGCTTCCATCGGAAATGTTAAAACGTTATTAGTTCCGATAGTGATATCATCCTCGCCTTGATCCGGGATAGTGAGTATGTTAAACGCCTGGTCTCTTAATATCTGAGTGTGCCAACTACAAAGTTGAAATAAAAAGTAGTTCGCCTGCGCCACCGAAAGAAACTCTGATGGCGGTTTAATAACTTTTTTATCCGTATTACGGGATAACCACTGTACAACCGGAACACGCCCTAAATTGTGCGTACCTGTTACAACACTCTCCCCGTCACCTACTGACCAGGTGTCGGGCGTCCACGTAAATACCTCACTATGCTTAACGTTCGCCCCGCTCTCCACCTCTTCCCGATACTTAAACATAATAATGCGCCCGAATTTGTCAATCTCCCAATCCACTATTTGGCTTGGTACGACAAATTTTAAAAACGGTAGGCTCCGATTTTGTATAGCTTCGTTCCGTGTTGCCTCCGGAGCAGATACATTATCAACCACCACATACACAGCACCGTACAGCTTTGCGTGTAAGGCAGCGGACTTACAAAAGTCTTGATAATCGGTTCCAGTTCTGTCGCAATCGTCTAAAAAAGTCTGAAACATCGCAGAGCCGTTATACGTGTTCTTGATTTTATCTTTAAAAATTGGGTCTACCGAAGCATTTACTATAGAGCCTGTGTAATTTAAATAATAAGCAAGCCCCTGCCTGTCTTGATAATTCTCTAAACTTTCTCGGGGGTGTCGTCTTAACCCCTTTCCATTTTCAAAAAGTCCTGTACCGTAGTAGGCATTTTCTAATAATTTGTATTTATCCATAAAATCCTCGTTAATATAAATTACTACGTATAGCTTTAGTCTTGTATTGTGCCGGCATAATCAATTGACATCCATACCTACATGCATCTATCGCATGATTGTTTTTATCCGGATAAGCACTGATAAACTGTCCGTCTTTAGTACGTTCGTACTCATACCCTATAAACTCTTTATAAGCATTAGGGCATCTCTTTTTATCAATATAAATGGCGTTTAACCCTTGCAGCCACCTAATTCCAAACTCTACACTATCCGCGCCTTTTTTAACGCCTCTAATATTTCCGCCAAGATGCCTTATCTCTGTTATAGATTTAGGCTCGGCAGAATCCGCCCATATTAATGCGTTCTCTGTAATTTTCCGACTGATTAACCTAAAAAGCTGACTGTTAGTCAACTTTAATTTGTAAATCTCGTCAAAAATATATAGATTTTGACGTTTGCTGTCATAATGCATGCACACAAACGCTGCAGGGTCAACTGCAAAGCCAAAGTCTAATCCATAGTGCAGACGGTCAAATCTACTTATCTGTTCATCTGTCACTCGGATATCTTGCACGTTTTCAAACACGCTTCCACCTGTTCCTGTAACCTCGCCTAAATACTCATGACGGTAACTCATCTCATTACGAGTCTTAAGCTTTTCAGCATCGTATATAAACTGCTCACCGAGCCATTCCGGTTTAACGTCTAAATAAGTGGATTTATGGATTAGTCTGTCCGCTTCCTCTGTTATCATCTCTTCGTTAACCCAATTATTTTTGGATTTCGGAGGGTTATAAGAAAAAAAGCACCAAAACTTAGAGCCGCCACGGAGCAGCGATTGATTCAGGTTTCGGATTTCTTCCATTCCGCTAAATTGGTCTAATTCTTCATACCAAACAACACCTATATATCCAAAAGGTAGTTTAATAGATTTGATTTTCGCTTTATCATCAACGCCGAAGAACAGTATTTTTTGACCTGTCTTTTTACGAGTAAACTCCATCGGGCTGATAGTCCTCTTCCATTTATCAGCTAAATAGAGATTGTCCAAAGCCCACTCCATTTGAGAGTATACAGAGTTTCTTAGCGTGTTTCCTACCTTGCGCAGCACCACCGCGTGACAATTAGGATTTTGCATTAATAGCAATAAAATCTCTAAAGACACGTAAGAGGATTTAGTACTCCCACGCCCCCCAGCTAACACATAATACGTATAGTCATGTTTTTTTACATTTTGGTGCACAGGATAAAACGCCGGAGCTATCTTATCACTCAATCTAATTTGTATCATCGATAATTTGCACCCCCTCATTAACGGTATCGCCGCTATCCGCCAGAACAGCTACTTCAGCCTTAAGCTTTAATATTCTTGCTTTTTGCTCTTTAGTTGCAAGCGATGAACGACAAAGCTCATCATAAGTACGAACCATGTTATTAAGAGTTCCCATAGCCCTTGATTGAGCTATTAAAAAAGATGCTTCTTTTGCTGATGCATCTACAAGTCTTTCTCTCGATTCTTTTTTTACCTCTTTCGTACCGTCTGCGTTTACTTTTACCGCGGTAGCACTCTCTGTTAACTTTATGTGATCCGTTGCACTTTTAACGTACATAATCTTTTGGGCATGTAAAATTGTAGCAAACTTTATCTTAATGTTCGCCCAGAGGATATCAAGTGGAGATACCCCGTCTAACCCCTCGACGATAGACAACGTTTCAGGGGGTAGACATTTAGCATATAAACCATGTTTTAGTGCTTTTTTATTACCTTTTTTGCCCCCTTTACTATTTGTGTTGCCTTTAGGTGCCCCTCCTTTTACAGGCCAAGTAGGTGGTGCGTAATCGATTTGGGAATTCCAATCATACCGCTTAATCCATCGGCGGACAGTGCGAAGCTGCACCCTACATTTTTTAGCTATCGACTCTAATGACGCTCGCTTTTTATATAGTTCTAACCCCTTCTCGCACAACTTCACACAATCTCACCCCTTCTCTTTATAAATCGTTATAATATATCCTCTCCCCATCTCGTTCAACGTAAATTCTAGACGCATTACCCACGTAGTTTATATAGCGTTTAATGATAACATCGCAATATACAGGGTCAAGCTCAATAGCTCGACACTTCCTGCATGTCTACCGGAACCTCTGTTAGCCCTAAAACAAGTGCCGCCTCTAAGCGCCCGTGACCACGTACGACAAAACCAGATCGCTTAGAAACAGTAATAGGCGCACGCCAACCTTGCGATTGTATAATTCGGGCTAATAGATTTATCTGCGTTGCACTATGCTGATTAGGGTTTTTAGGATTTGGAACTAAAAGAGTCGGGTCTTTAATTTCTGTGTAAGAACAATGAATATCAATCATAAAACCACCTCAAATTATGCAAAACAAAAACGCCCTCGATTGCTCAAGAGCGTTTTTCGCGCATTTATATACTACATTATATCACATACTTGATGTAGGTTTTTGTGGGTTTTTGTAGTATTTAATTGTTCAACAGCTTTATTTTTTCTCTCACTCAACGCGCTTCTGTCTCGTTCACCGAGTTCGTGCGCGATTTCGTCCCACGATTTACCCTGGAAATACCATTTTAACAAAATGGCGTAGTTCAAGTTGTCGGTTTCGTAATTCAGGACTTCAAACGCTTTATTTTTGCGCTTAATCAATTCAATTTGTGCTTGCAGGATTTTAAAGTGATATTGCTCAAGCTGTGCCAAAAGTTCTGACACATCTGTCTGACTAGATGTTTGTACCCTCTCTTTAAGTGGTACAGCTTTAACCGACTCTAAACTATGTCGCGCCTCTTTAAGCTCTTCTGCTAAAGCTTCTAACTTGTATCGATAATTAACAATAGATTCAAACAGCTCTTTTACGTGCATCAGTCACCCTCCTAGCTTATCAATCAACTCGTTTAAAAACCATACGGCTTTTTCATAATCTTCTTTAAGTTTAGTAGGGTCTTTCTTTCCGGCTCTAAATTGATATTTCATCGCGTTGCCCTTGCACCAGCCTTTATATTCTTCCGGCGTCAAAACTAACTGCACTATATCTTTAGACTCCATCCCATTAGCCAGCTTATAGTGTGGCGGATGATTAACCATATCGGCCATATCAATCTCCTCCGTTCAAAAGCTTTTTAAATCCAGAGCTTTGTTTAAAATGTATTCGATTTACCGCCGGATACATCTTTAATTCATGGGTATAGAGGTCACAACGCTTACGTGCGCCATACGTTCTTTTTTCAAAAGTACCAAAATTCCGGATTCGAATTTTATTACCCTTTATAAGTTCCTCTTTTGTGATATCTACTAACGCGTTTAACACCTCTACAATCTTTATCATAGGTAAATCAACATCTTTTTGTTTAATTAAATTCGCAATATCACTCTTTAATAAAGTTTTCATTTTCAATCTCCTTAATTTTTAATTTAATAAAATCCATCATTGCGTTTTGTCCAGTTTCCTTTCTGGCTAATGCACGCATGACACGCTTATCGATAGTCCCTTCAGCGACTAAATGGTGTATAACAACCGGCTCTTTCTGTCCTTGTCTCTCTAGCCTTGCGTTAGCCTGTTGATATTGCTCAAGGCTCCAAGTTAAGCCAAACCACACGATAATGTGGCCTCCGGCTTGTAAGTTAAGCCCATACCCCGCACTAGCTGGATGCGCCAGTAGAATTGGTATCTCGCCCCTATTCCACGCTCTTACGTCACCCGCAGATTCAAGAAGTTTCGCGTTTGGAAACGCTTTCTTGATTCTATCTAAATCATGTAAATAGCTATAAAAAACTAGAACGGGACTATTTGCTGACTCGATAATTTCTCTTAATGCTTCGATTTTAGCCCGATGAACTTCAATCACATTTCGATCTTCGTCGTAGATAGCACCATTAGCTAGTTGTAGTAGTTTATTGCTTACGGCGGCAGCTGATAAGGCTGATATTTCAGAGTTGGCAATTTCTGTAACACATTCACGTTCAAGCTCTTTATAGTGCTTCATCGCTGTAGATTCCAATTTTATGGGCACGACTACCGGAGGAAGCCTGTCAGGTAAATTTTTATAATCTTCCGATTTTAAACTGATGCAAATATCAGAAATGAGATTGTAAATCTCTTGCTCGGCTCTTTCGTTTCTTAATTTATAACTGTACACTACAGCTCCGTTGCGCTTATCCGGGATAAAGTAGTTGTTCCTATATTCTGTAATAGTTCGCCCTAGTCGCTTACCGCCATCAAGAAGATACACTTGTGCCCACAAATCCATAAGGCTATTAGGTCGTGGTGTTCCGGTTAACAGTACTATCTTTTTAAAACATGTACGGACCTTTCGTAAAGCCTTCCATCGTTTAGACTTGCTGTCTTTAAAGGACGTACTTTCATCAAGTACCAGCATATCAAACGGCAATTTATAACCGTAATGCTCACAAAGCCATACGACATTCTCGCGATTTATCACATAAACTTCTGCTTCCTTTTGCAGGGCCTGTATCCGTTCTTTTGCTGTGCCTAACACAGTCGATATCCTGAGATATTTAAATTCATCCCACTTTTCTACTTCTTCCTGCCACGTCGCCTCAGCAACTTTTTTAGGTGCAATAATTAAAATTTTATTAAGGGTAAGTTTATCAAATAGTTCTGTCACTAATACCGCCAAAGTCAATGACGTCTTCCCCAGCCCCATTCCTAAAAATACCCCTGTAGCGGGGTGGTTACAGACATGATCTATCACCGCCTTTTGATAACTGTGTGGTACAAATTTCATAAAGCTAACCTCTCAAGCAGCCTTTTAGCGGTAATTACATTATCTACCACAGCGACTCTTACTCCTAATCGATACAACTTACGCAAAACATATCGCTGCATTTTGCTAGGCTTGCGTCTAGGAGCTTTAAGCTCAACAAAACAAATTTTACCTTTCGGTAGTATTACAATCCTATCCGGCACCCCCGTTAGACTGGGTGATACAAATTTAATAGCCACGCCACGAAAACTCTCCGCGGCTAATTTTAATTTCTTTTCAACAAAATTTTCTCTCATTTTTATCTCCTTTTAATCAAGGTGGCAACAAAGTCACGGAATTTCCTATATATATTAAAAATAGGCTAATTAGGGGCGCTATATGAGAATACGCTATATAGGTGTATCCCCCCTATTCCCCCTATTTATAATATATATATATATAATTGTTGACTCTGTGTACATTATAGGTTTTTACTAGATTGTATCGATAAAGTAGGCGGCAACAGAATTGGCAACAGAAATAAACTCTGTTGACGTTTTCCCCCCTAATCCGCCTATTTTCCTCATTCTCAATTAGAATTGTTGACTCTGTGACTTTACCTAATTTCTGTTGACGTTTTACCATTTCTGTTGACGCTTTGACGTGCATCGATTTTCTAATTTTGATGCTATGCGGATATAAGCCCTTTGACGTCCATAAAACTTACCAAACCTCATAGGGGCTCCACCTTTATAAGGCTCCCAACCGTCCATATTTTGCATAATGGCGTTGATTTCTCTCGAATTGGCATTGGTTAAATTATTCTTATTACCGCCAAAGGCTTCGCACCAAATCTCTAACACACAAACTCGGTCACGAACCATACAGCCCCCCACCCCTGCTTCATCGCTTTGTAAGTATGATTGTCTCGCCCAGACGTCAAGGTCATTCCAGTCTTCAGGTAAGGGGGTGTCTAAATACTCCGCCACGATTCCGGCTTTCTCACTTCCTTCTGTGTGCGTTTCTTGTATTTTCTTAGCTACTTCTGCACTATCTTTTGGTAGCAATAGACCATCGTTCTTCTTCCACGCTTGATACACTTCGGCCCAAATCTGGCCTACATATTCTTCCGTAAGCTCGTCAAGCTCTCTAACTCCGCCTTTGCAAAACATTGGCCAAAAGCGGCGACCCCCGGTTCTGTCTTTCAAAAAGATATAGTCGTTAGTTGTCGCAGTAAAGACACACTGCCGTGGGAACTCCGCTGTACGCCTTCCGTAAGGGGCCCTGAACCTATCCACTTGACGGCTGATGTAGGCTTTTATCAAATCGTTCTCACTCTTGTTTGTTGCCTGCATTTCAGACAGTTCTACAATCCAAGAGCCTTGTAACTGCTCCATAGCATCTTTGCCTTGAAAGGAGATGATTGAGTCATTGAACCACGTGCGTCCTAGTTTTCTAAGTACTGTACTTTTTCCGATTCCTTGTGGTCCGGATAAAACTAAACATGGATCGAATTTAATACCGGGAATCATAACTCTTGCCACTGCGGCCTTTAAAAGGGTCATAGTCGCATCTCGGACGTACTTACTATCTTCCACCCCTAACCAGTCGATTAGGACGCTGTCCGCCCGTTTTACGCCGTCCCAGACAAGCATATCGAGATACTCTCTCACCGGGTGGAAACGATTAGCTATCATAACCTCTGATAAAGCATCATCAATAACCTGTCTGGAGGTTAGTCCGTAATTAACCGATAGATAATTGCGAAGACTAGAGTCGTCCGTATCATTCCAAATAATCTCTCTGCCGCGCTTGCGCCAAGGTAAATCCTTGCGAACCATAAGTCTATGCGCGAACTCGTCTAAACCAAACGCCCCCTTTAAAAGTGCGTCATTTTTTAAAATCAGAATAAAGTTAGCTGCCGATGCTAAAATCTCACCGCTTTTTCCTGATGAGCGCTCCAACTTGTTCATCCAGTCGAAGTCGATATCTTCTGAGTCAACACCGTCTGCGATAAACAGCTCTTTGAGTTCTTCCGCTTTTTCGCGGTTTACCTCCTTGAGTGTTAGCTCGTCTTGACCTATATGTTTACACATAGCGCTAAAAGATGGCATCCGATTCGGAGGTGTATTCGGTTTGACTTCTTCGTCCAACTCTCCAAATAGGTGAGTCCGGACAAGGTCAAATGCGTTACAAAGTTTACCGCTTATAGGGTCCGTGGAGTGATGAGAGTATGCAAACTTATCGTCATAAACTACAAGCCCCCCGGTCGTTGATCCGTTTGTATAGGTATAACGGTCATCATGCACCGTCGGTTCGTACGTTCCTTTTAGAAAAGTCTGCATCGCCTCGGTAATTGTATAAGCTCTACAAAAAGCACCGATAATCCCTTTCTTTTCATAGGGGTCTTCCTGCCTTTTAGCACTGCGGAGTACAACCGCCGTCTCCTTTTTACTAGTAGGCCAGGTCGACGTGTCTCGCCAATTATCGTACGTATCTAACACACCATCAGCCGATATAAAATCTCCTTGTCCATGGTAAAAGTAATACTCTCCGTCTTGAGGTGTTGATGGCCAATACATAAGTCTCGTAGGCTCATACGTTGTAGTATCCATCATCTCGATGCCAATATCGGCAGCAAGCCTGCGCCCGATGGCGATATACTCATCTGCCTCTACACGACGATCGAGCGGTATAAGTATTCTGACTCGAGGTTTGTCCGGAGTATGACTGTGTGTTGAGTAGATAACATACTCATGCCCCATAAGAGCTAAGTCGACACTTGCCGCAAAGTCTTTAGTTGCTGAGTCCGCGTCCAGTGTAATAAGTTGCCGATATACGATATTGCCGTTAACTCGTTTGCCGTCTTTAACGTATCCTCCAACAAACCCACCTATGTCCTTTCTGTCGGACTTTTGCGACTTAGTCATTGCTTTATACTCGGCCACAGTCTCGCCAGTTCGAGTAGTTGCACTAAGGCGTTCAACGAGATCTAACCATTCTATCTCTGTATTCTGCCACGTCACACTAAACCTATGCGGTGCAGTTGCTATAGTTAGTAGCACGATTTACTCACCTCCTTACATCACTAGTATTAATAGCTAAATTCTTTTTGGTGGCGTAGTCGATTATTAATTGGTTAAGCTCCGCCTTTTCACCCACACTTTTATTACAAGCCAGTTTCGCCTGTACGATTTCGCCGTTATCTATCTCAATGCATATAAGTGGCCTCATATCGCGGTTAAAAGCGGCCACGATATCTACTTTTCCGGTGGCGACTCTTTCTTTGTAAGACCCCACACAGTTCTTCATCCGCTTCCCAAGCTCCAGCAAATTGTCGGAGTCCGGAGGGAGTAAAAACTGCAGCCCTCCGAGACGTCCGCAAAGGTTGAGTGACTTATCATCATACTCAAAAACAATGTTCTCATGTTTCTGCTTGTTATAAATAACCATAACCGTATCGTGTAAGTCACGACGGCGTAGCCTTTTTGCCCATAACGCCTTTTTATTACGTTCGGTAAGGTATCCGTACATCCATACCATGTCATTGACGTATATGTCACCATCGCACCAATCTTTTATCGTCTCGTGCATACACTTCTCCCCTTTAGCGTCCTTTAAATCGTTAAGAAACGAAGCAAAGCAGGGGCCTGCAATCATTTGGAACCTCTTCCCATCAAAGTTTAACTCTGCTATTTCTTTGCCATATTCAGGGATGTCATAAAAGCTGAGTATATGACACAGGTCAAACAGTTGTGTCACATTGTATCGCATAAGCACGCTGTTTAAACTCGGCCAATGTGGGAGATCAAATACCTCTTTTACAGCGTTAATATAACTTATCCCTTTAGCACAAAGATGCATAACACGCTTAATAGCGTTCACCCTGACAGGACTTAATGCTGCTTTAAAGTTTTTAATATTCGGAGCATCCGGACAACCTAATCGCCAAATAAGATTACTAAGCGGCTCCGATATCGCACCGAGATTGTACGCCGTTCGAGTCGGTATGTAAGCCGAATGGTGCTTATACTTAAAACTGGCCTCAAGTTCTGTGCGAAAGCCTTTTATAAACTTATCCAACTCTCGCCGTAAGTTCCCGTGTATACAAGAGTCGTCGTTTAAGTAATTAAGTGCCGTGTCTTTAATCGTTTCTATTGATTCTTTTCCTACACTCTTAAATGGCGAGAGTTCGGATATTTTAAATATTTTTTGACCACAAAATAAGATGTAAAAGGTCTTACGAGACTTTAAATTAAATCTAACAATCTCTTTTTTATTAACGATATAGCTGTCGGCCGGATTTTTCTGCATAACTACACACTTAGCACGCACTTCGAGGTCCAGTTTATCCTTACGCTTGACCGTCTTTAGCTCTATGTTGTAAGGTATAGGGCTTGATTGCTCGCGACTGTCAAGTATCGTGTATACGTGTTGCTGGTGTTTGATGTGTCGATATCCGCAGTAGGGGCAAGTGAAAACATCACCTTGAAACGATGCAAATCCGCAATTGTTCTTAATCGCCCAAACACCACTAAACGCACTCTCGCAATTTACACAGAACTGCATACAAGGTTGCATGTGGCTCCAATACTGCGTATACTCTCCGGTTGCTGTGGTAAAACAACTTATGCAGTCAAAGAGCTTATTAACTCTAAATTCATCCATAATGACCTCTTAAAATATGTCATCGAGAAAATCATCAACCGACTGTTCCGGCTCTTCTGCTTTCTTAACTGGCTTTTTCTTCTTTTCCACTGGCTTCTTTGGCTCCTCAACTGGCTTTTTCTTGTTTTGTTCCTCTTCCCACTTGACCGCTTTTAAACCGAGAATGCAAGTCTTTTTTAATCGGTTTAAGTCCTCAATTGCCTCTTGCACTTCCTGCTCTTCTTCCGGATGTGCTAATCCGTACTTTTTTAATAAAACAACAGATTCTTCCACTGTTTCGATTTGATTATTGTAAAAATTAATGCTTGGCATAGTTTATTCTCCTTCTTTAAATTCTTTCCAGTAACACGCATAATAATATACATAGAGTTTATCTATTTGATGTTGCAAATCCTGTAAGCATTCTTCTATAAGATCAGCATCACTGTTGATTTTCATATCATGAAAAATTTCTTCGTTTAACACTTGCTCTTTCTGATAAGTCTTTAACAAACGTACGCGTTCGTATAATGTATCAATTTGGTTTTCAAAAAATTCTAAAGAGTTCATATATTTTAATCCTTCATGTAATAATTACTTTCGAACCCATCTGCATTTTTAATAAGACCCCGTTCCCAAGGCTCATTCATTGACATGATTCGTGTTACTTCGTCTAAACTGCCTTTGCCCATCGGCATCTCCATGACTACTTCGTCATGCACGTGCATGATAATTTTATATCCTGCTTTTGCAAGTCTCATCATGGCAGCAGCGAGACAATCGCGCGCGGTTGCTTGTACAATATTTTCGACAAGTTTACCGCCGTAGGTCTCAAGCTCCTCCCATTTGTTATTAAGCCCTACGCCCTTGTGTACGATTGATTCACTGCCGAATCGGTTAAGTCCTAATTTAGGGTTTATGTAGGACAATCGTCTACCGGATGGCAGCTCTATAAATAAAGCGCCATAACGGTTATAAAATTTTAGATTTCGTAGGATTACCGTTTTACCAGGTTCTTTTATCGCCCTTTTGGCGGCAGCGTCCACGTCATACCAAAACCTCACAATGTGCGGCGACGCATTGCGCCACTTTGCCACGATTTCTTCAAGTTCTTCGTCCGTAAGCCCTATCTTGTCGGCGCCCATTGCTTTAAGAGCTCCGGTACCGCCTTGGTACCCGAGGGCAAGTTCGGCTATCTTACCTTTTTGTCTTAAATGGCCATTGATTCCGTGTTTTTCCACCGGCACGTGAAACATGGCGGAAGCGGATGCGCAATAAATGTCGCCGCCTTTTGCAAAGACATCCTGCCTCCACTTCTCCCCTGCAAGCCACGCAATAACACGAGCTTCGATCGCAGAGAAATCATCAACGATAAACCGATGTCCGGGACTGGCCTCAATGGCTGTGCGGATAAGTTGTGATAGCGTATCCTGCACATTACCAAAGCATAGCTCTAAAGCTTCGATATCACCCAATAAGACAAGAGCACGTGCGGCGTCAAGCTCTTTACCGCCTATAGTATTTCTTGGAAGATTGTGTAACTGTACGACTCGCCCTGCCCACCGACCGGTTCGCACAGCTCCGTAAAATTGGAACATGCCGTGTATACGACCTTTAGACGTTACAGCATTTTGCATCGATTCATACTTTTTCACTGAGGTCTTACCCATTTGTTGTCTACAGAGTAGTAACGTGCGCACATCATCGGGTAAGTCGCCCTTAAGCGCTTCAGCTATTGTCTTTTTGTTCAGCGATTCTATCGGATTTCCTATGCGCGCTTCAAGCCATCTTTTTAGCTGCGCTACGCTATTCGGGTTATCAAGTCCTGTGATTTCTTTAGCCTTAGCGATTAGCCTTTCTGTCGCTTGACTAGATAAGCTAATAGCATTATTAACTAACTGCTGATTAATCATCGCTCCGTTATCGTTTATTTGCCTATCGAGTAACCATAAATCATGTTCGATCTTAGGCGGTTTAAGTCTAATCAGCTTTTTGCGAATAGACTTTTCAACGACTACGTCTTGCCGGTTATATTCGATGTATTCTTTCCATTTGTCAGGCGCGTCTTTTGGCATGTTTCGAGTTCTTCCTCCGTTTGTCTTAGTCGGCTTACAAGGTGTTGAGAAATAACGGATAAGCGCTTTACCTTTTGTATCCTTTTTATCCTCAAGTTTTAAGGCTTTAGCTACCTTATCAAGGCTCGTAGGTAAAGAGTTGTATAACGCTAACACTGATGTGCACTCCCACTGTTCATCGGGTAAATTCGGATAATATTTCTTTAAACAGGTTATTTCAAAATTCGCGTTAAATGCAGTTTTTGTAATATTAGGGGCAAAAAGTGCCCGCTCAACATGAGCAGGCATCTTCTTGGCTGTAAGGTCAATAACCTGCACTGGATCATCGTCGAAACTGTAGGCAAAGAGCAGAATTTCAAAGTCTGGAGAGTCTACATATCGGTAGACTCCGTATTTGATATCCGCACTGCTATAGGTTTCAATATCTATTGCCAGCGTTGGCATATTTCTTACCTCCTAATTAAAAAATATCGTCTAAGTTGTCGGTATCATCATCCGGAAGCGCTGAAGTGTTAAAGCTGTCAGCTGTGATTTTTCCACTTCCCGAGAGTGGTTCGCCGTCCTTAACGAACATTAAGCCGCGAAGTCCAACGCCAATTCCTCGATTCCCCGCTTGGTTGTATGGGTAAAGGCTAAGCGCTGCTAAGCAATAACACCCGCTGTACACTTTAGTCTTTTCGTAAATAGGATTGCCCTTACGATCAACGATGTGGGGCGGATAAGCTTCTTGCGCTTTTGTATTGATAAAATAGTGGCCATTGTATGCTTCATCATCTTCACGTTCATCCCCATCACGGAGCGGTAAGCGAAGACCTTTAGTATTCTTGACGACCTTAAGCACGTCAGGGTCTGCAAGCATTTCTTTAATCGTTGCTTTTAAACAAGGTAAAGTAACCTTATCATCCTTATCGAATAATAGTGACGCGGAATAGCCGAGCTTTCCGGAGAGGTCCGCCTTTGGTTCCCAAATGTTCGCATAGCTAAGTCTTACCAATCCTGTTTTTAATTCATAACTCTTCATATTTATTGCTCCTTCTCGTCCAATACGGACGTATTAAAATCAATTTTCTGTTTATATTCAGGGCGTTTATCAGTTTCCGATACTAACGTCGGCTTGCCCTGCGGCTTAATAATATTTCCTTTTAATAGCTTGTCGAGCTTATCTTTACCACAGAGCTTAGATAGTTTAGTTATCCCGATAAGTTTAGTTTCGAAAAGCTCATCTCTACCATAGCCCGCTTCCGTAAGCACTTTGACAGCCTCCGCCTCATCCTTTATCATGCGGTTACTTCGCCCCTCAACAAGCTTCATCCAGGGGAATTTTTCACCGTTAAGCGCTTGTTTAAGCGCCCAATCTTTAAGATCCTTCAACCAATTCTCAACCTGTTGTGCCTCAAGTAACACTTCTGAAATCTCGAATGGTTCAAGTTCGTTACCACCTTTGAATTTATTACGTATGATATTCTGCATGTAATCGGCTCTCGCTCTACAAGTTCTACGGGCTTTACAGAATTTACAATGGTTTCCGGCTTTAAGCTCGCCCTCGCCTTTAAAAGCAATCTTGGCGATCTTCTTTACCATGTCGCCCCACAAAACTAGTTCCTTATCACTAATCTCATCAGTCGATATATTACCTATACGGGGTTGTACGATGGTCATTCTTATTTTGCGAGCGCCGTACATCCAGCCGAACTCGTTAAATAGTCCTAGCGCATATAACCTCATCTGTGGATTATTTACAGCGGAGACTTCGACGCCTTTACCGTATTTAAGATCTACAACTTCTAAATATTCATCTGATAACATAACGAGATCGCCAGTTCCAAATCCTTGCGGAACAAGGTGTGAAAAATTAATACGCTGCTCAACTTCAACTACTGCATCACGACTAGCCTTTCTGGCTTCGTTGATTTTTTCGACACAAACATCAACGTATTTTCCAACCATCTCTCTCATTTCTGCATCTTTGCATTCAATGTTAATCTTGCCGGTCTGAAGATAAGCTTTAAGCGCTTTTTCTGCTACAGCATGTGCTTTTGTTCCTTCTTCGGCAAATACACTCGTCTCATCTTCAAATTTTTGTTCAATCCTTGCCGACGGAGTACACACAAGCCACCGGTGAGCGCCGGAAGCAGATAAGATAGCATGCGCCATTTTAGTCACCTACAAGTTCAACAAACGCAGCATAGTCAGCACGACGCAGGTCTGTGACTCGATTTACGTTATGCGCTTTTAAAAACTCTACAAGCTTAGCTTTGTTATGCTCTTTGTCTTTTTGAATGAACTTAGCGCTAAGCGCTCTCGCTTCGGCGCATTGGTCCGCGTTAAGTTTTTCATCTTCATTGACAGGTTCAGGCGATGCAATAGGCTTATCCTCTTCTACTTTCTTTGTTCTCTTGCGTGGTTTCTTTACTTCTTCAGCTTCAACAACCTTATCAGCCTCTACAACCTTGATATCCGCAGTCTTAACGCCAGTATCCTTTCTGTTAACGAATAAGCGCATTTCTGTTAAAACCTCATGTGCAGATCCAGTGAATGTGATGTTTATCATGTTTTTTCCTCCTGTGGTATAATTTAATTAGGTGTTATTTTTTTAAGAACTACTTAGCTGGCGGGCTAAGTGGTTTTTTATTGCCTATAATGATTTGAGTAGATTTATCTCTAAGCGGCGCAATTACGGCCACTATATTGCTCTTGTCATCAATAGAAACAACGAGTCTACCGTTGCGATACATCGACTGTTGATATTCTTTAGGTAAACATTTAACGTACTCAGCATTAACGAGTATCGGATGACCGTCTTTATCGTCAAATCGTGTCCATGTCTTTTTATCAGCAGTCGTATAAGTTATCTCTCCACCCGTCAACGCTACGGGCTCTTCCTTTTTTAAAAATCCAGAAATCCTATTAAGCTTAATTAGCTTAAATGCCTTATCAGTACTAAATGGGTTTTCTAATGCCTTGATTCGATAGATAGCGCAACTATCCACCATGATGTAGTGATAAACTCCATCAACAGCTAACTGGCACATAGTATCAGGCTTGTACACGCCTTTAAGAATGCGGTTCAGCAATCTTCTGTTTTTCATATTTTCACCCCCTTTCTATAATCAGCTACTAACTGATTAATTTTTTCTAGCGGCTCCCCTGTATAGTCGGCGAGCTTCTTCGGGCTGATTTTATACATCCACCTTTGTGACTTCTTTATCGCCCAGCCTATATCGACTCGTTCTTTTTGAAGAGCCCACCTAAGTGAGTCGGCGGACGTGCCTATAAGTTTTGCCGCTAGCATTACAGGTACATTCATTAAGTCACCTCCTTTTTACTCAGCTCTCTTTAAGAAAATGTAAATGGTTTGTCCTTCTTGAATACTTGCAGGGTTGTCTATCTTGTTTGTCTCCATAATGTTGTAGACGAGTTCTCGTACATCTTCGTTGGGAGTTGCTACATTACTAGCTACATCCCACAAAGTATCGCCAGCACTGACTTGATAGGTGTATTTGATAATTTCACTTTCAGCCGGGAAATGCTGCCTATCACGAATAAAACAACTGCCGACAAAAAAAGACAATCCTAACAATATGCTGACTTGCGAAACTTTAAACCAATTAATTACTTTTCTCTTTCTTCGCATTGTCTTTCACCTCCTTACACATCCCCTGATATACTATTAATAGAAAGGGGTTGAACATAATGGGATATTCACGAGAAGATTGTATAAAACTAGTTATGCTTGCAGATGAAAATGGAATTGTATTATATAAGAATGTCAAGGAAACATTTCCGACTTCTTCTTCTGCCTTTTTGTACGATTGGATTGGTGATTCTTTTAATAATAAAGATTTAATGGATACACGATTTTTAACTGGTCAAGTCACAAATCCAATGCTCTTTTGGTTAGACTGTCCGATGGACTACAGAGACGGTTATGAATTTAAACCGGATGATAAATTTCAACTATCTGTATTAGGTACTGACCTTAGATATGAAGTAAAAAAGGAAGAAGCGCAAGCTAAGATTTCACTTGAAACGCTAAGATGGGCTAAATTTTCAACGCTTTTAGCATTGATTGGGATTCTCTTGGCTATTTGGCAACTCTTAAAAGGATAAGAATTATATTAATAATTGTTAGTATCATCGAAAAAAACACATATCCCTTCGCTAAACTAATTTCTTCTTGAAATTCCTTTGGTTTATAGTTCCACCAATCTTTTAAGCATCTTACTAGGTTGCACATCGATTTCACTTCCTCACTACAAATTAATTAGTTTGTTCAGCTACCCCTTTTATTAATGTATTAAATACTGCTTCTTCAATAAAAGCTGAATAAATCAAAGAATGTCCTTCCCACTTAAGGTTGTAAATTATCTTTCCATTTATATGTATTGGTTCAGATGGTTTTGTAAAATTGATACCCTTTATTCTTTTAGTTCGTTCTAGCACCTGTTCCAAACAGTAATAAACCTCATCGTCATAAGTAGTTGTTTGAATCATTCCAATTTTTGTTCTCTGCATTTTAATTTTCATGCTTCTCACCTCTCTTTTTGCGTTTACGTAAAAAGTTAATCAAAAAAAATAGAAAGCATTTCGGTATCCGATGTTTGAGTTATGCGTTGATAATCCTGAATTTCTTTTCGTGTAAATTCTGACATCCCTCCAAGCTTTTTGCTTAGTGTCGCAGGGTTCATTCCCATTTTTAAAGCCAAGGCTGTCAAGGTCATATTTTGTTTTTCGACAAAATATTTAAATTTAGCTTTATCCATTTTTTATTCACCTCCTCACCAAACTTTACGTTTACGTAAAATATAATACCTTACGTTTTAGCAAAAGTCAATACTAAAAAATAAATATATTTGCTTTTTCGCAAATATATTATATAATAACTATATAAAAAACTAGCAAGGGGGGATAAAAATGGAAATAAAAAATATATTAAAAAATAGGCGATTAGAGTTAAAATTAACTCTAGAAGAAGTTGCTAATATTGTGGGAGTTACCCCAGCCACTATATCACGATGGGAATCAGGAAACATTGCTAATATGCGTAGAGATAGGATTGCAGCATATTCAAAGGCATTACAAATAAGTCCTGCAGTTATCATGGGTTGGAATGCGGAGTTGCCTAAAGAAAAACCTAAAGGAGTAAAAATTCCAGTGTTAGGTTCTGTAGCTGCAGGCATTCCAATAACAGCAGTATCTGATATTGAGGATTACGAAGAAATAACACAAGAAATGGCAAGACAAGGTGAATTTTTTGCATTAAAAATTAAAGGAGATTCTATGTCGCCTTTAATTAGAGATGGGAATATTGTAATTGTTCGTAAACAAGCATATATAGATACAGGAGATGTTGCTGTTGTTTTAGTAAATGGAGACGAAGCAACCGTGAAAGAAATAAAAAAGACTAAAGAAGGAATAACTCTTATTGGCTGGAATCCTTCAGTATATACACCCAAATTTTACAGTAAAGAAGAAATTGAGAAACTTCCCGTAGACATAGTAGGGAAAGTTGTTGAATCAAGAGCAAAGTTTTAAAGTATCCTAGCTGAGTTAGGTAAAAAAATATTTGACAAAAATCGTGGTATATGGAATAATGGAGACACTATAGATAGTGTCAGGATCTCTACGGGGACTGATGCGGCTTAAGCCTCTCCATTATTTTGGAGGGGCTTTTGTTGTGGCAAAACCATTTAAAACATTAGATGAGCAGATTACTTTATTAGCATCAAGAGGCATAATTATTGGCGATGTAGATAGAGCAAAAAGCTATTTACTTAGCGGGAATTACTACAACATAGTAAATGGCAGATC